GAAGCTGTTTTGCCGCGTCTCATGGCAATTGCTGTCGATCCGCTAGGCGAGGCAACTCTTTATGGAAAACAAACCGGAACGTGCGGCTGTTGCGGTCGAGAATTGACCGATCCTAGCAGCATCGAAGCCGGTATCGGCCCGATCTGCGCTGGCAAATGGGGGCTCTAAACAATGAAAAAAGCCCGGCGATGAACCGGGCTTTTCCGTGTCTGCCGTCTCGCGTCGATTAGTGCGCCGCCGTCACGTCCTGTTTGCGATAGAACCGGGACAACTCGACAACCCATGCGCCGGCCGATGCATCGCGCCGCCCCACGGCGTCGAGAGCATCAACTACGCTCGACGGTGGCGCGCTTAGTGTCGGCTTAACGCTTGTCGCTGGCACGCTTGCGCAGGCTGTTAACAGCGGCGTCATAATCAGGGCGCTCGCTATCGATCTTGTCAAACTCCATCTGTAATTGTGCATCTTTCTTTGCTCCCGCCGCTGCAACGCTGTCGCGCCCGGCCTGTTTGCCTTTGAAGAACGCGCCGGCAATGGCGAGGATAGCGCCACCGACCGCCGCCAAGATAATGTAAAGCTCACCCATGGCTAAGCCGCTCCCTTGTGCATGATTTGCAGTCGGCCGGTTGCCAACAGCCATGTGAGCGCGCCCAAGCTCGCCAGCACGGCAACGAACGCCACCGCCGACCACGGGTTATTGATCGCGCCGAGCAATTCGCCGCCCTTGCTCATAAGATCGCTGATCGAGACGCCCGCCGCCGTGAACAGGCCGGCAATGATCGTCCAGAGTGACTTGGATTGCGCGGGCTTCATGTCATCCGGCTTTGCCGCTTCCGGCTCGACATCAACCGGCAATGCACCGCGTTTCGCCGCTTCGATTGCTGCGTTGATCGCGTCGAGGAAGTTTTTATAATAACCTGCGATCAATGTCGCCTTGTCTTTGCTGTTGATGATGGCTCGCGCTGCAATCGGATCGTCCGTTTTTGCGTTGAAATAGTCGGACAGTTTCTTGCCCGTGTAAATCCCTTCAATCATACCTTTGAACATATTGCGGACACCGTGAACAAGTTCGTTGGCTTGTTCCGGGTTGTTTTCGTCACCAAACTTGCGATACATGCCGCGCCCGGTTTGCCCGATGGGACCGCGACCACGGAAGCGATAGCCATCGCCAGACGCAACGCTGCCGTTTCCCATGCGATCCGCATAGACGAAATTGAACAGCTTTTGCGGGTTGCGTACATAGGGTTGTGCCGCCGCGAGTGTCTTGAACCGCGTTGGCCATGTCTTGCGAATTTGCGCGGCGGTTTTGTAATAACCGTCTTCCGTTGTCGGCTGCATCTTGCCGCCCGTTTCATGGAAAACGGTTGCGAGCGGATAAGCAAGAAAGCGAATGTCATCCTGCGACAGCGCGTCCCATTGCTTCAAGACTTCGTTCATCGCCTCGACTTGCGATTGCAGCAGCTTGCCGCCGAACGGTGCTTTTCGGACATACGCATAAAATGTCGTCCGGTCAATTTTCGCTTTCATCGTCCTGCCCTTTCATTATTCGCCCGATGCTTCCATAACAAATGAACCGTTCCGAGCGTGCAAAGCCCGAAAAGCATTATGATGGCGACAACACCATACCCGGTTGCCCATACGCATTTTGCGAGTTGCCAATGCGAACCGAAATAACCAAGAATGCCGCCGTTATACGTTTCATAGAACAAATCGTGCGCCATGCAACAGTGTTGCCACTCGACGCCAGTTCCGCCTAACCATGTCGGGACGCCATCGGGCCATGCCGTACACCAGTCAACCGGGCTCGCTTTAAGAACCTGTTCCGTCGCCGCCCGTGTCGCCAGCATCGCCAGTACCAGCACCGACAAGCCGAATTGCAGAAATCGTGTCATCGAAAATCCCTTTGATATCGTCCGGTTCGGCCGACGCAATGGCTGTTTCCGCGTTGCGTCGGATGCCGGTGAGCGTTGCAATTGCGGCGCGATATGCGTCCGCGTTCAAAATGATTTTATCTGCGAGCGCGTCGGTTGTTTCGCCAGTTATGGACGTTTCACCGTCGAGCAGCGCGGCTTGTTCATCTGTTGCCGATCCGGCTTTGAACGCTCGCGCCGCTGCTTCCTTGGCAAGCCATGAAAGCTTTTCGTCGGTTGGAACCTGTCCGGTGATGGCGAATGTCTGTTCATTGATCGCTTGATAAATCCCGGCAATCGCTGTTTCGGCAAGCATCGGAGGAATTGGCGGTTTGGTAAACTCGCCGCTGTCCGCATCGTATGTGTCGCCAATGCATCCGATGTCGGACGCGATAAGCAATTTCGTTTCATCCGGCCATTTGAAAAGCTCATTCGCAAGAATGACGTTTTCCACGATATTTGTTGCGACATCGATAATTGCAACATTGCGCGCCTCCGGTTCCGGCACAACCGGCACGGGTTCGGGCTCGATTGACGTTTCAGGTTCCGGTGGCGGCGTGACAGGCGGAAACACAATTGGCGGGATTATCGGTAACGTTTCCGTTGTTTCCGTTGTCGTGCTTACAGTTTGCGTTTCCATATCCATTGTTCCCTCTTTTAGCCGATCAATCGGACGATGCACTTGCCAGCACCGCCAACTGCACTAGTGCCGCCGCCACCGCCCGGAACTGCACCGGCAACGCCGTTGCCGCCACCATTACCACCGTAAATACTTATGCCGGCGCTTGTTCCGTTCCATCCGCCGCCGCCACCATAAATGCTGTCTCGTCCTTGACCGCCGCCGCCGAAAATCGCGCCCGTTGATATTCCAACGTTTGGCGCGACGTTTATTGGATTGCCGCCGTATTTTTCGCCACCATAGAGACCGGGGCTAGTGTTATTGTAGACAACTGCCGAACCACCGCTTTTAGGGCCACCGTTTGCAGCAAGACCGCCGCCACCGCCTGCATTGCTACTTGCGCCACTGGCGCCCGTAAATCCCCCATAAGCGAGCAAATATGATCCGAAGGCGGTATTGCCGCCGTTGCCTGTTGTTGAACCACCGTTGCCGATTGTAACGACTACGCTAGACGTGAGATCGGCCGCACGAAATTTGCGGCTTGTATAAGCACCGCCGCCACCACCACCGCCGCCGCCACCGCCCCATATTTCAACATCAACCCACGCATCCGGGTTGATGCCGACAGGCTTTGTCCAAACGCCAGACGTGAGAAATTCCTGATAAACAAGAATTGCGCCAACGTCTGCCGCATCGGCTGCAACCGACATGATGCGGAATTCGCCGTTGATGAACACGACAAAGAAAACAATGTTTGTCGAAAAGTCGTTCAACGCGAGTGCATCGCCCGTCGATTTGACGACATCGTAATATGGGTTGCTTCCGGTGATACGCAGACGCACCGGGCCGGTATTGTTGGCGTTCGGCTGAATGTAAAAACTCATGCCGGCCGTCACGTCGCCAATCAAAACAGGATCGACTTCTATCGTGTAATCATTGCCAACGTTAACGATAGATGTTGGACGCAGCGGTAATGTGTTGAATATCGCGTTAATCTTTTCGGCGATGTTGTCCATGTATGCCGGGCCGGTAACAGGCGGCGGCGATGAAGAATTGAAAACCAAACGATCCATTTGCGTTGCTCCACTTAGCTCTTATGCGGTTTCCCATATCTCCGGCGCTTCATCAACAAGCGTCAAAGTTGACATCAAATCTTTTCCCGCCGCGATGTCGCTCACAATGAAACGCTTGTATTCGGTTCCAAGCGTGCCAATCACAACAAGGCAACCAGTCTCGACTTGTTTGACCGGGCCTTTATCGTAAATCGATGCCTCGCCGTCCGGATTTTCAAATGGGTCAAACGTCAATGTTTTGGTTTTGCCTGCCGCATTGGTTACACGATAAACGCTTGTCTTTGCGTTTGTCTGCCGAATGCCGATAGCAGTCTGTAACCCTACTTCAAGCATGTCATCAACAGCAAGAATATCCGGCAATGCGAGCATATCGACGGAATTTTTAACATCAACTTCGCTATCCAATATCAGCCCGACTACTTTACCGTCGTCATCAATTTGAACGGTATCGATGCGAACCGACCCATAGTGACGCTGTAGCAGATCATGGTTCAACCCGACAAGCGAGCCGCGACGACAGACGATGCTTTCGGCCGGTGCATTGAACGTGTAGAGCGCGGATCGATATTGCGCATTGCGCAAATCAAAGCCGGCGCGAGCTATGCAGTCATCGCGATTGACAAGCCCGACATAACTAATTTGTTCCGTGCGCGCGTCCGTTTCATCAGCACCAGCGCGAAAGACAAGGATTTGCTTGCCGCTGTAATCATAATCTTCATCTTTGAAATTGACGCGAAAGCCGGCCGGCAAACGTGGAAAAGCCTTTTTCCATTTGAAATCATTGATGTTGCGCGGCGAAAATATCTGCACCGGGCTTTCATCCGAACGATCATAGTCGCGGATAACGCCCCAAATTTCCGACTGGTAAGGGCGCGCATATCCGCATGACGCGACGATGCGTTGCAACTCTGCAATCGCAGCGCCTTCCGTTACAAGGTTGCAAGTGTATCCGTTGTCAATGCAAGCCTGTCGCCATTCGACAAGGCTTTCGTCATCGCGCATTTCGTCTGGCAACGGATCGAGATTGAGCGGGCCGCAAAGGATATCCACGAAATGCGGCGCGGGATTATCCGTGACAATCATATTTGCCCACGCCGTGCCGTTCCAATCGCGAACGTATCCACCCGCTTCAATTGACAAATCACTCACCGAACGATTGCGAACTTGCAAGTAAATCATCGCAATGTTGCGCATGGCAATAGGCGGTTGACGCTTGATATTGACGATGCGGGACAGGTTGATTTTGTCCAACAAGCCTTGCCGAGACATTGGTAGGAAGCCGCCCGACTTCTCACCGTAAAAATCAATCACCTGTCCGCTATAAACGTATGTGTCAGACGTGAAGTCTTTATTATAAAATGCCGAACCGCGCTTGATTTCAATGTCATAAATGCCGCGCGGCCAACTTTCGGACGACAAGTAAAAGGTTACTGTTTCCGCTTCAAGCGACATATTGATGACGTTTGTTGTCTCGTTCGTTGCATAACGATAAATATCGTTCCCGCCGCCTTTCGAGAAATACGGATCACAATTAAAATCCGGTTGGAGCGGCGTGACATTCTGTCCCGGCACGCGCTTGCGCGCCTCGACGAAACCACGATTTTGCGGCGGGTTTGGCAAAACGCCGACATATGTTTCGTGAAAACGAAATTTGAACTGCATGCGACGTTGCGATTGTGTCGCGTCCATATAATGCACTTCGGGAAGATATCGCCAATCTTCCTCGCCGCGCAAACGCATGCGAATGCGGAACGGAATGCGCAACGCATCATTGAAGTTGTCTTGCTGCGTCAAACCGTAAGAAAGCAAATGTATCCAACTTTCGTCGGGATCATCTGCCGTTGACATTGCATGATAAACCGGAAGCGGATTTGCGAACACGGCGAGATTGTCCGGGTCTGTTCCGTGAACTGACATTTCCGCATTAAGCGTGAATGTGCGACCATATCGAGCCGGGATTTTAATTCCCGGCTCATCTGGCAACCCGGACGTGTATTTTATGATCACGTCCGCGTCTACTTCCTCCGGCGAAACGGTCGAGCCGCTTAGACGGATATCAGTGATTTCATGCGGGCCGGAAAGACCATAAACGGCATCAACAATTTCGTCTTGCCCGATAATTTCCACAATCGGCTCAAATAGAAATGGCGGGAACACTCGACGCCGACCGATGACGCGTGGAATTGAAACGTTCGGCTCTAACACGTTGCCACTGATCGCAGCAGGATCGAGCGTCGAACCGCCGTCCGCATTTGTGTTTGCTTGATCTTCGGCGCGAGCCGGTGTTGACGATAGCGCACCGATCACAAGCGAGCCGACAATACCGACGCCAGCGGCAAGCAATTTTGCTCCAGTCGTGCCAGCCGCAAACGCCGCACCAAGCGCAGGAATACCAAGTTGCGCAATGCCGACCGTTAGAATTGTCAGTGCAAGGACAGCGATCAGCGAAAAAATTTTCTTTCCGCCGCCACCGCCGCCGCCTTGAACAGCAACATGCATTGTAACGGAAACAGGTTTTTCCGCGCTTGTCGCTTTCGGGCGAACAACGTCCCATAGTGCGCGGGGAACTTCGACATCGTTAACGCGCACCATTCCGCGTTGCGCAAAGTCATCAGGCAAGCAAGGCATGCGTGCGACGATTTCCGCAACGGTTTGCCCGTATTCCCACGTTTCGACGACCGGCGTTCCGAGCTTGAACGGCTCGCGCCAAATCGCAAAAACTTTGCCATCGTGTGGATTTATCGCTTGCATTGAATTTTGTGTCGCCTGTAGCATGCCACACGTTCCTTGATTGTGTAATGTGAAATCGGGACAGCGACCGCGTTGCAACTTTCTTCAATGTGCAGCAACGTTTTACTATTGAGCATTACGCCAACATGGCCGACGCGATTTTTTCCGTAATGCTTCAAAACACAAACATCAAATTCAGCAACCGCAGACGGTATTACATCGATCCATTCTTCGCCGTCTTTGCCGCGTGCGATGTTGCGCGCAACCTCGATCAAATTGCGTGCAGAAACGTCTGCATAGGACGGCAAATCAATCTGCAACTCGCGCTCATAAATTAGACGCACAAGCCCCCAACAATCGACGCCATCGATGGAACGGCCACCGTCGAGAAACGGTGCGCCAACGTATTTGTCAAACCATTTCACCAGTATAACCCCGGCAATCTTGCTTGCGTGGCACGAATGCCGGGCCACGTTTCTTGCGTATAGTCCCATGAACGAATAGTGCCAGTCAAGAAAATCAAACCACCTTCAATGTCGGTTAGATAGAGTTGGCGAGCGCGATATACTCTTGCCGGGACAGCGGTTAATGACGTGCGCGGCGTCACCGTCAAATCGAATTCGCTTCCGGTAACAATTTGAATTTCAAGTCGAATGCTATCATTTGAATTTAGAATTGCTTCGCCGATACGTCTGTCAACGTTTTGAATGCTCAATTGTGCAGACGGCGGTTTTTCACCGTCTGACAATATTTTAATCTCGAATTCAAAACCTTGATATTCTTCATCTTCAAGGATGAAGTTCTTCGGATCGGAAACAACGCGAATATCTTCCGTCAATGCAGGATGACGAATTTTGAGAAAAACGAGATAGATTTCGGCGCTCTCTTGTTTATCAAGTTCGCGTCGAGCTTGTGGCGGGACCGCCCGTTGAAATGAAGGCATTATTTTTTATCCGTCCAAAGTTTCGATTTGAAACGCGATATTGTAAAGATCGCCGGTTGCTCTCGTCTCTTTGTAAAGCTGATCTTTTTTTGAGATTTTGACACGACACGGCAAATCCGTCATCGGATTAACCCATAGGAACGGCAAAACACCGTCAAATAATGTTTCTTCGACGAATTTGCGAAATTCCATATATTGATCTTTCGGGATCGAATTCATTTCAACATCATAGCGCCGCGACGTGACGCTTGACCGTCGCCGATCAATGGACGTTCCGACTTCCGGTTGAAACGACGCGACATTTGGTTGCGGTCCACCGGACACCCCGGCCGCGCCGGTAAGTCGCAATGTCGAAGGCCAAACAGGATCGGCCATAATGTTCACCCCTCTCTTAGCTTAGCGTGCTACACGCTGCACCTTGGCACCGTAGCGAGCCGCATTGGCACCGTCGAAATCACCGCCTGCCATACCATCGTTTACAGTGTCGATAATAATGCGGCGGATTTCATCGCCGTTGCCACCTGTTGAGCGCTCTTGTCGAACGTTCGTGTTGTCGGCGTTATTCTCGACAATGACGGTCACATTGGTTCCGTTGCGGGTCATGCCACCGTTGCCGAACGCCTTGACGCCTAGCGAGCCATCCGAGCCGCGTTCAAGCGGCATGATCGCTTCCGGTCCTTTCTCACCCATGACGCCCGCCCCGGACGCGAAGGCGAACAGCGTTGGCTTGCTCACGACGCTATTGGAATGACCGTTGATGCCACCGGCAAACGTGCCGCCCTTGGCAAATTTGAAAAGCGAGCCGATGGCACTTGTGATCGTGCCGAGCAAACCACCACCGCCACCGCTTCCGGCCTTGCTTACCTCAAACAAAGCGTCAATCACTTCATTCAATAGTTTGTCAACGATTTTGTTCAAAACCTTCGTTGCTGCATCGCCAAAAGCTTCCCAAAAGCTTTTACCTTGACGCAAACCGTTAACGATGTCGCTAACAAAGCCTTTGAAAAGGTCTTTCGTGAATTCAAGCTGCTTTTTAGCGGCAGCAGTCGAGGCTTCAAGGTTCGCCATTTCACCGGCGAGCGATTTCAGTTTCTCGATTTGATCCGGCGTCAAATCGATGTTCTTTTGCTTCGCTTCGTTAAGCAATTCCGTTTCACGTTTGAGACGTGCGGTTTCTTCCGCGCTCAAACCAATCGCGTCACGTTCGGCTTTGAGCTTTTCAATCGTGCGTTCCGCGCCTTTGACGATTTCCGAAAACGGGTCTTTCTTCTCTTTTCCCGATCCGCTCGCGTCATCTGCGCTACCGCCGCCAATGGCTTTAATTTTCTTGTCGAGTGCGTCGGCGTCACCCGTTGCAACCTTGAACTTGCTGGACAGCCCGGAAACAGCAGCGTCAACCGCGCCGATATAATCAGTTCCTTGCGCGATTTTGATTGTTTGATTTGTGAGGCTCATTGCCGATTTTTCCGCATCGGACAGTTGCGCTTTCATGCTCGACAAATCCAGACCGGGAATGATAGTCGTCCCGTTGAACGTCAAAGCAGGTTTTTCAAACGCGGCGATGAAGTTGTTATATGCTATCTTGCCGAGCCCGCTAAACATCGTTGGCAGGTTTTGCCACATGGCGACAATCGCTTGATACGCGCCAACGAAAAAACCGATGATCTTGTTAACGGCGTTTTTAGCCGCATTGATCAAGTCTTGACCGAACACGGAAACAAACGCATCACGAAACACATAAAACGCGGCAAGCGTCACCGTGATCCCGAATAGAAGCGCGGTAAATGGGTTTGTCATGGCAAAGATCACCATGGCGTTGATTGCGCCGAAAATCGCGTCGATCAAGCCGAGCCCGATTGCGACGGTAAGCTTGACGACGCCAAGCGCCAACGCATAAACGCCCGCGATGATAGCGGGAGAAAATGCGATGCCGAGTGCAATCCCGGCTTCGGCCGCATACATCGCTATCAAACCGAAATTGTTTCCAACGTCTTTGATTGTTTTTGAAAATTCGACAAGATATGCGCTGATTGTTGTCGTGATGCCGGTAAGCTGATCGAACTTGCCGACCGTCTGCAAAACCGCGTTGCCGATGCGTCCAAACGCATCGCCGACCGTCGCTGGCATGGCGTCGGCCGCTTCGCGCAATTCCTCCATGCGTTTCGTCATAGCGTTATAGATAAGATCGCCCGTAATCTTTCCTTGCGCGCCAAACTTCATCAACCCGCCTTGCGACGTTTTAAGTTCTTCGGCAAGAATTTCAGCGATGCGCCCACCTTGCTGGATTACGGTATTCAGGTTTTCACCCGACAACTTGCCAAGCGCCATCGCTTTTGAAAGCGCATTCATAACGCTTTCCGCGCGTTGTCCTTTCGCACCTGACACGACAAGCGCATTATTCAGCGCTTCGGTAAGGTCAAGCGTTTGGTTGATGCTAAACCCCATGTCGCGCATTGCGGCATTGAAGCCTACAAAACCTTCAACAGTTGTTTGTATCGACGAATAAGTTCGATCCGCTACATCTGCGAGGCGCGACATGATGGCCGGCGCGAGTTCCATATTTCGGACGGAAGCGCCGACAAGCGACGACAAATCCGACCATGCATCAGCAAGCTTGACATAAGCGCCAATCGACAGCCCGGCCGCAATCGTGCCGATCAATGCACCGATGCCGGCAAGCGCAACCTTGAACAAATTTGCAGCGGTCGCGGCTTTGCCGAGCGAACCGGCAAAATTGTCATTGGCGGCAGTAACACCGGCAATGGATTTTGCAAATTTGCTGGCGTTGCCATCCGATGCGCCAAGCATTTTCGCAAGTTTTTCGGCCGAACGTTCGGCGCGACCAGCGGCAGGCGACAAATCGTCAAGCTTTTTCTTCGCGTCGGAAAGCTCGCTTGTGTCGGCTTTGAAGCCAATTTGCGCGATGTCGCCAGCCATGCTCATTTTCTCCGAACAGGTTTGTTTGCGTTTGCTTTTTGTGCTTCGGTTTGGCGCTCGTTATAGTCGCTTAATTCACTGTTCATTTCCGCACAAAACGCGTCGTCCATGGCGCATAAAATTTCGTATTCCAGCGGCAGAATTATCGTGTTCGTTAATCTGCACCATGCCTCGAATTCGGACGGCGGGATAGGCTCACATGCGTTGTCCCGAACACGGCGAATGCGTCTTGATACGCTCCAATACCATTCCCAAAATTGCCAACCGCTTTCCGTTTCGTTCAAGTCAACAAATGGCGTATCTTCCACTCCAAAACGTTTGTTGCGTTCACGTCGCGTTTCGCCTTTTTCATTCTGCAAATCGTAACGGACGTGAACGCGTATCGCCTCGACTAGATCGCTTTGGAGTTCTGAAAAAAAGATTTTTCGTCCTGAATGGCTTCGATCAATTGATCGAGGAACCATTCAAGCTTGGCGAAAATCTTGAAGACGTTCGCTTTGTTGAATTCCGGTTTCTCGCCTTCAAAATTGGCATTTTCGCCGTACCAATCCCATTCGGTCATTGCGGCAAAAACCATATTGTGAAGATTGGTTTCAAGTTCGTCGGCTTTGAAATGCTTGTTGCGCGCGTCGAGCCGAAGCTTTGCATCCTGCACCGCGCGCTTGATCCCCTTCATGCGCGGATCGGTTGCTGACATGACCGAAACGCGAATTCCGAGCGGCAGGTTTTCGTCGGCAGGATGGCGAATTTCGACCGTTTTTTCGGTTGGAACAATGTTGGCGATATCCATTTGTCTTGCTTTCGTTTTGCGGTTGAAATTGTTTGCGGGCGGCATTTGTCACCGCCCGCAATGTTGCTTGTTACGGGCCGACCGGATCGACAACAATTTCTTCCTGTTGAAGCGCCAGCGTGAACACTTCAAGGTCAAAATCTTCGTTACGGCCGCCCGGACGCGTCGGGCCGGTGATCAGGCCGCGATTGTAGAGGATCGTTCCGGTTCCGCCCGCTTCGGCGTCGGCACGTTCTTCCTTGAACGCATAGCTGTTATTGTTGCCGACAGCGCCGCCCGTGCGCAAGATAACCTGCCCCGGATCGGTCGGAATGCGCGCAACCTCGATAGCCGGCGAACCGGCGTCCGTCATGCCCTTGGCTTTCTGCACAACTGTCGTGTCCCAAGTGTCATAGGTGAGAATGTTCGTCGCCTTGCCAGTCTCGCCACGCGAGCCGACAGCGCCAATCTGCACCCATGTCAACGCCGCGTATTCCGTCGCATCAAGATCGGCATTTTGTGCCGTCGAGCAAACATAAAGCTTGCTAGCGGCGTTGGAGTTGGCGAACGCAGCCGGAAGCCCGGCACCCGCGAACGCGGCACAAAGAGAGGAAGACAGCTTGAACATCGCGCGACCCTTTCGCATAAGTTAGGATTTGAAAGACGTATACCAGACAGACAACACAAACAACATTTCGGGCGGGCTTTCAGCCGCACTTTCTAGCGTTGGCTGTTCGTAAACACGGACAGGAACTGCCCCGGCCGCGAACTGTGATCCTTTCGCAAAATGTTCCGCAATTTCTGCAAGGAAATTCATTGAAGGATAAAACCCTTCGTCGTTTATTTGACTATGCAGAATTAAACGGAAAATTCCTCGATAAGTTTTTTCGTTTCCCCAAAATTCATTTGTGATGTTGTTCGGAATGAAAACTGTTTCAATATATGTTTTGTCATTCGGCACAACGAAAACGCGTCCAAGATACTTGACGGGAAAATTAGGCTTTGACGATGCAGCAATAGCCGCAATCGTTGCCTTCTGCATCGCTTCCAATATTTTTCCATCGATCATGTCAACGGTTCCTTATGCGTTCGGTGTTGCGCGCTACAATGCGCGGCCATTGTTGCAATGCGCTCGCTAGGAAGCCGTCAAACGCTTCTCTGTATTTGGCATAGGAAGCCGTCCAGCCGAAAAAGAACGTCGAGCCGATTTCAAATTCCGAAATGGTCTTTTCCGTCAATGAAACGTCAAAATTATATGTGCTGTTCTTGTTACCGCGTATCGGGCCGGTTGGCATTCCATTCAATGATGATTGACCGGACGCGCGCAAAAATCCCGTGTCAACGCGCATTTTGCCGCCCTTCGATTGCGGCATGACCGGCCCGCTGATCGAGCGTCTTTGTTTGCCTTTTCCGATACTGCCGAGCCCCTGTTTAATCGCATGTTCAATCGACTTTTTCGACGGTCCCGGCGTTTGCGCAATGTCGATAACCTCTTGCACGCTTTCACGCATGAGCGCAGTCATCTTTGCATTCGTATTGACAACGATTTTATCAACTTGCGCTTGAAACGAATTAGCCATGTGGTTAAATTCCCGCTTGCACCGTGAATTTCAGCATGTTAGACAAAAGCAACTCATTTCAAGGCGACAACATGCAAAACGAATATGACCCCGATTTGATTGTGACGCATGCCAATAAGCATTTTGTGCAACGGCAGTTGATAAATCGAGGAAAAAACCCGGTACAAGTGGCAATTATGTCAACGTCCGAACTGGCGAACGCATACCACGAAACCGGGGCGGAAGTCCAGTCGGACGGCGATTTGCAGCGGATAACCTCCGAAATTTTCGTCAAAATCCTCGAAACCGTCAACGCTAAGGGTTTCAGCGTTGACATGACGCGCATAATTGCCACGCAAGAGCTACGCGACGAAATTGCAACCGGAACAGCGGCGCGCGATTTAGTCGTGAAATTGCTTGAAGAACTGGCACCGCGTCGGGTCGAGATTGCTTCACCGCAACAAACAATTCGGCTCGACGGTCCTTTGCATTATATCACGGAAACCGTTATTCGCATCGCTGCGATGAATCATCCTATAATGCTTGTTGGCCCGGCTGGATGCGGCAAGACGACAATTGGCGAGCATGTCGCGCAAGCGTTGAATTTTCCTTTCTTCATCACGTCAACAATCAATGACACGCACGAATTGACGGGGTTCATCGATGGTCATGGCAACTATCACACGACGCCTTTCCGACAGGCTTATGAATTCGGCGGCGTATGGGTTGCGGATGAAATCGACGCTTGGGACGCCGCAGCCCTTTTGTCTGCAAACAGCGCTCTCGCTAATGGATATGCGACGTTCCCTGACAGGAAAGAGCCGATATTACGAAGCAGTAACTTCCGCATGGTCGCAACGGCCAACACATTCGGAAACGGTGCCGACCGTGTTTATATTGGACGAAATGAACTAGATGCGGCAACGCTCGACCGCTTTGCAACAATTGATGTTGACTATGATTTGAACCTTGAACGCATATTCGGTCGCGGCAATCAACGTTGGCTTGATCATGTTTGGCGCATTCGCAAGATTGTCAACGAAAAGAAAATTCGGCATGTTGTATCGAGCCGCGCAATCATCATGGGAGCGGCAGCATTGAAAGCCGGTCTATCATGGGAACAAGTTGAAGAAATCTACTTGCTCAAGGGAATGAGCGAAAGCGACCGTGGAAAGCTCGATTGATGATTGTCATTACTGGCAACACGTTCGATCACCGCGACACACTGAAAGACGTTGGCGCGCGATGGAACCATACTTTGAAACGATGGGAAGCGCATCGCGTCAACGCTTCCGAGCTTGTCCGATTGCGGGCGCTTGTCGGCTGTGTTGTGACATTGACCGATAAGGAAAACGATCAAGAGCCAGCACCGCCGCGCGAAGATCGTTCAAGCGACATTGAAGATTTGGTTCGCGAAGCTCTTGAACGCCGCCATAACTCGGAAACGGGAACGGATGGCGGTTATAAAACCGTAATCTATGGCGACGACACAACATATTTTAACTATTTCAAAGATATCAACCCGCGTTCGTTTTTCGGTTTCTCGACGTTCGGCCAATTGCTGCAATACATCGATCAGATACCGCATCATGCCCGGACTGGCGAACGTGATGCAGGATATGAAACCGATGATCCGAAATGGACCGGCAGCAACAGCATGGCGCACGCCCGGCAAATTGCCGATGACGGTTGGCCGGTTGGCGTCGAGAACGCCGCCGCCGTCCTTGAGGCGATATCTGTCGAACATGCCACGCAGCGCCGCCGTAGGCATTCCCTCGCAGGCGGGAGCGTCAATGTCGGGCGGTTATTGGCCGGCAATCCGTTGCATATGAGAAGTCGGCCTAAACAGCCCGGCCGCAAGGTCGTCACGCTGTTTATAGCGGGCGGAAATAGCGCATACATCGAAGCGGAAAGCATGATTATTCGAGCGGCTATAATTGCTGCAATTGCTGACATATTGGAACGCGAAGGCTATTCGTGTGAAATTGTTAACGTTTGGACGGCGGCGAGTTATGGCAACAAACCTGCCGTCCAAATCGCAACCACGTTGAAGCAAGCCGGCCAAAAGATGAATTTGCCAGATTTGGTTTTTGCCTTAGGTCATCCGTCTTTCTTGCGCCGCTTCATGTTCGCATGCGTTTGTTCCGCCGACGAATTGCAACACATTTGGCATAGCCAAGGCATTCCGACAAACGCATTCAACGTCGAGAACATGCCGAGCAAGAGCGAATTTTACATTCCGGTTTTGTCGGAAAACGTAAAAGGTCCGTCGCTCATTGACAAAGCATTGAAAATGCTTCCTATCATCGAACCGTTGAATTTGCCCGTCACTATCAGAAAGGAAAATGAACGATGTTAATCGCAAGAATTGAAGGCGCAACGCGCGTTTGCGGCAAGTCACAAGGCTTTCTTGGCTTGCCTGTTCGCGACGAAGTGATGGCGATTGCCGGTGCTGATACTTACAACATCATGCACACGGCATGGGAACCGACGCCCGACGAATTGGCAAAGCTGAATGCTGGCGCAAAAGTGATTGTGTCCGTGATCGGCAACAATCCGCAACCGATCAAGCTAAGTGTCGGCTAAGTTCCTTTGGGGATTTGCGCCAACCAATCGACCTTTAAGCGGACGCGGCAACGGCAATTGATAATTTCGCTCGCGTCCGCACCTAGCGAGCCATCGCCCGGATACATCAATTGCGAGCCGAGCGGCGAAACGAACGGCTCATCAATGCCAACCTTTTGACCGTCCATTGCGCGATGCGAATAGCGCACGCGGAAATCTCCCGCGCTGTCCCATATGCGTTTGACGTGGTTCGCTTTGGCAGCACCCATTTCGACAATTTGCTTATGCGCTTCGTATTCGGACGCATTCAGCGATTGCAGCGCTTCGGTGCGGGCGATTGTCTCGCCTCGATACTTCAACGCGTTGTCCTTGTAGCGCAGCACAAGCTTTTCAATCGTTTCGGCGTCCAGCGGTTGGCCGCTCTCGATTGCCTTGCGCACCGTCCTATCAAACCGCTTGTCACGCAACGCACGCGTGAAATAACGCTCACTCAAATCCGACAAGTCGGCGCGCGTGTTGTTCACCCATTGCGCCTGTTGTGGCGTAAGCCCGACGATGCCGCCGACGCGTCGATTAACGCCCGGCACGATACGCCCGACGATATCAAGCGCGACATTTCGCGGATTGCGCCCGTCGATCATGCCTTGCCGCAAAATCGTTTGAACGTTCGTTCGCGTTTCATCGGCGATGCGTGTAATCAACTGCGAAGAATGATCGCGCAAATAGGCTTCCGCGCGACTGTTGCGCACGTCAAACAGGAAGCGAGCTTTGCCGTTTGTCGTGTTCAAGTATTTGGGGAACGTCGCTCCCGTAAGGATGCCGCCCGCTTCAAATGCTTCCGCAATTGCTTTTGTGAGCGGTCGCATGGACGCGTCCGAAAAGCCGACAGCCCGAAATGCACCTTCAAGGTTTCCCGCTTCGATATTGCGAACGATTTCCGCGATAATCGCGTTATCCACAATCCCTTGAATTGCGGCCATGAACGCCGCGCGCAAATTCGGCACAAGCAATTCGGCGAATGCGTCTAGTTCTTGGCGCGGCGTCATATTCTCACCTGCGAATAATCACGACATAAGCGACAGCCGTTCCGGCGTCTGGAATAGCGACGACTTGGACGATTGTATAGCGTATGCCGTCTTTATCGATAAAGCCCGGCATAGTCGGCTTGCCGAACCGATCATCAACATTCATCGTCACTTGGCTGTCACCCGCGAGCGCCAGACCGTTTTGAACATATTTGAAACTCACGCCGCGAGCAACCGCGCCGACTAGCTCATACTTCGTTTCGGTCGCGGGACCGGGATTGTCGGCCGGTCCCGTTCCCGGCGTGAGCTTCGCATATTCGATCACGCCTTGCTTGAATTCCGTTAGCAAGCTCGACGCGATATCCTGCATTTCTTCATAAAAAGACATTTCTTGTCACTCCGGTTGATTTTCCGCTTGACGCATCAAACGCAACAATTTATGCGTTGTTCACCGTCAAGGTTTCAAAACGATCCTTCAACAACGCAAGAGGAAAAGTGAAAATGTCGAAAGCTCCCGCAACCGTTTCCGCTGGCACCACCGCCACCGCCGCCGCCAAGCCGGCCGAAGCTGTCAAGGCGCGTGTCGCCGTCCAGATCGGCAACATCAGCAACGCCATCACGATCCCGACGAACATTCGCGCGGGCGGATCGACGAACAAGAGCCCCTACGGCTTCGATAAGCTGGAAGTCGGCCAGTCGATCCCGGTTTTGAACAAGACGAAGGAAAATCTTTCGTCCATCGTGTCGAACCAGAACCGCCGCAAGGAAAATCAGCGCCAGAAGACCAATGCGGACGGCTCGCTTGCCTTTGTGCAGAACGAAGTCAAGGATGCTTCCGGCACCGTTGTCGGCCACACGCCCGGCGCGGCGATCATGGAGCGCATCAAGGAATTCGTGGTTTGGAACACCGATCCGACCACCGATCCCGACAAGGCCATGAGCCGCATTGGCCGTACCAAGTAAACGACGCCACAAACCGCAGAAGGAAGCCCGGCTTGCAGCGATGCAGCCGGGCTTTTTCATGCCCGCACCAATTTGCCAGACAACCCGGAATAATCGCCAGCGCCAACAGCAAGCAACAGCGGCGCTAGAATTTGATCGATGACGAGATATTGCGGTTGCGCATCGGATGCGTAGCCAAACGACGCATATTCAACCGACACGGCACCGGAAACCGCTGCTTTCTTGTATTTGCCCGGCGTGTAATCGATAATCAGCGAACCGGGATTTGCAATTTGACGGAAAGTCGCTTCATAGGTCGCATTCTCGACTTCGCGCGGCACGCCATCAGACGAAACAGCGTAGCCGTACATATCAACAACGCCAGTGCGTGGCCACTCGCGAATTTGATCGCGGCCACCGACTTTCAAGCCGGCGAACGATGAACGATAAACGCCGTCAAGCCATTCGGACGCGACAAGCAATGCGGCATCAATTTCCGCGTCCGTAACGCCAGCGTCAGCCGGCCTGCCGCGATCACTCTCATATGTCTTGAAGCCCGTTGCCGTCCCGTAAAAATCGGCCATAGCTGCTACCTCCAAAGAAAAGCCCGGCTGCATCGCTACAGCCGGGCCATGCTACATGATCGAGCGCGGCTTAGGAAGCGGCCGGCGTCTGCATGGCAATAATGGCCTGCCACGCTTCGCCGTCGCTCGCATAGCCCTTCGCTTCGACGCCATCGGCAACAATCCGTTCGCCGCTATCAGCGTTGACGACAAACGAACGTGCTGCTTTGCCCTTGCCTTCGGTCACAACAGCCATCTTCACGGGAGCGGCCGAATTATCAGCAGCACCGGGCGCAGCGGGAGGCGGCGTTGGCGGCGCGGCCGGTGCGGATGCAGCCGCGATTTCTTCCGGCGTCGAGCGCGAGGCGTAGCCTGTCGGCGGGTAGTTTGCGGCCAAATAGCCGGCCGCGACAAATTCGGCAATCGTCGGGCCGTCGAGCCGCAAACCTTCGCTGTTGACGGTTGGCGTCGAACGCAAAGCATCGCTATTGAGAGGCGCGAGCGTATGCTTGCTTTCGTCATAGTCGCTTGCATTGATGACTACCGGGCCGTTTTCGGTGTTGATGGTAACGGTTTTCAAACGTGCCATTGCAGTTTTTCCTTTCTATTGCGTTTGCAGCGCTGTGGTGCCAATCATCATTTTTTTTTCCGATTGACCGACAGAATGCGTGATGCGTTCCGACTTATTTCGGTAATTGATTTGGCTCGACAGCACTTCGACGGCGGTTTGCGTCTTTGTCAGCTTGTCATTAAGCATGTCGAGCTTATCGCCAAATTGTTCAACGATCCTATCAACGCGGTCGTTTGTTGCTTTGTTATTTGCTTTGTTTTCAGCGATTGCAGCGGCGCTTTGCGTCATTTGCAGTTGAAGCGTGCCGATGACCGGCAACTGCTTTTGAACGTCCCGCATGGTATTATTTAGACCGTCGATTTGGCGTGCGTTAGTCGCGCTATTCGACATTATCATATTGTATGTCACGCCCCAACCGAAAGCCGTGATAATAATTGTGATCAGCAAGCCGGCCATGTTCCAAGCATTCACTCGCGTTTTTTCAACGGTAAGCATGGAATTAGCCTCGCTCATTTGCCTAATACCTTGCTAGATCGCGCCGATAACCGGGCGGTTCGTTCAAACCGCCCGGCGTTAGTCAATTGTCGGATTATTCCTCGCCAAGCAGCACGGCGATATGTTCGCGTTTCACCGCCTTGACGCCCCACGCAATGGCGATTTCAAGGCGCACCATGCGATGACCGGGCCAGATCGAGAACTCGAACGCCAGTCCCGAACGCGGATCGACAACCACGCGGCTGTCAAGGCGCGCATCGCCTTCAACCGGCATGGCCGGCGCGCGAGCGGCAAGACGCAGCGCATCGGGCGAAAACCCGATGTTGTGCGCAGCCGACGCGGCAACCGTGATCGCCGTAGCAGCAGCCGGAATGGCTTCACGCAAGCCCGGCGCGGCGATTTCGATGGTTGCGCCGGAAACCGCCGCCGCGCCCGTCACCACCTGATACTTGTTGGCGTCACCGGCAAAGCTGATCGTGTCGCCGACAACAATCGTTCCGGTGCCAGTCGCCGCAAGCGTGATCGACGTTGCACCCTTGGCGTAACCGGCCGTGTTTGTCGTCGCGCTGTCGCCAGTGCCGGCCGTATGCTTCGCGTTGTCAACGCCCGCGCTTTCCTTGATCGAGAAAGCCATGAGATTGAGCAACTCGCCGTCGCGAAGCGTCATGTTCGTTGCCGCTTCGTTGGCACGCGTGAGATTATACATGCTGCGAAGGTTGGCACCGGCAGACGTGTTGATGATCAGCGAACGGCCGGTGAGTGGCGCTCCGTTGTCGTCGAGGATTTTGCGCGTCTGCGCCGCGTCCGTCATCTTGTCACCGGCAAACGGCGTCGTTCCCGGCGTACCATAGGCGCGCGAACCGTTGTTAGCTGCTTCGACGGCCAAATCGGTTTCAATTTCATTGACGAGCGTGCGCAAACCCTGCGCAATGAGATCGGCCTGAATGGTGAGATAGCCGACGCCATTGTTAAGGCCGCGCTGTTCCTCGCCGGCCCACCCGACAGGAACGTTTTTCGATTTGGTGATGGTCATCGCCCCGTTGCCGATGGTGATATCGGCCGGCGTGGGGATTTGCATCGCCGGGACGGTATCAACCGCAACAAGCGACGGTGCGACCGGCCACACGACGCTTTCGCCCTTGGCGGCACGTTCGGCGCTGGCGTTGCGCGCAACGGAAGGGATGAAGCCGACAAGCTCGCGCGACACAACGTCGAGCGCCGCATAGATGTCGGGAATGAGCCGCGTCAACGTGTTGGCGTAGGCAATGGGGAAATACAGGACGGCGGGCGCGGCAATGGCCGTCGAGGCCATCAAAGCGAGCTTTCGATTGCGACGCATGGTTAGCGCTCCAAATCTTGACGATTGAATTGAGGGGTTTGCAAGCCGTCATCCGAGCGGGTCATTGCAAGAGCGCTAGGCCGTCATCCGAGCGGGTCACTAGCAGGCACCATTTGGGCAACGGTGCATTAGTGTCTGTAATTAACGCTATCCCTCGCGCCCGTCAAGCTCCGGCAATATTTCCCTTGTTATCAAATTATGCGTTGACGATTGCCGGGAATTATGCGATAACAAATCAACGCAAACGAGGAACACGGAAATGAAAAAGCAAGCCGTTATTTGGATCGAAAACAATCCGAACACTGGCGAAATCAAGCCATGGGAAGTTTGGTTTCAAGTCGAAGACTACAAGACGCGCATTGCGAGTTGCCAGACGGAAAGCAACGCAAGGAAATCAATGGAAAAAGCAATTAAAAGAAATTCAATAATTTACGACATAAAGCAAAATTAAGCGCCTTCGGGCGCTTTTTTTTTCGTTTGACGATTGTCGGGAATTATGCAACAAGGATTGCAGGCAATCGGAGACATGGAAATGAAGGTCATCTATCAATCGACCAATTACGCGCCGGAACTCGTTACTGGCAAATATGTGCGATGCAACGGGCGCAAGCCGAATTACAGTTTCCGCGTATTTGAAACGGCAACCGGAACCGGGCGATGGTCAGGACAGCCCGGCATGGGCTCGACGCTTCGCGAATATGACACGGACGGCGAAGATTTGCCGACGTCCCTGAAAGAGCGCTGCATCGCCAGTAAGCAAATGCACGCGTGGAAATAACGAATTGACGATTGCCGGGAATTATGCAACAACTGTTCCCGGCAATCACGCCATGGAGCAACCGCTATGAACAACGGACGCCGCGCCCGCATCAACAAGGCAATCGCGGAATTGCAGTCGATCAGCGAAGAAATCGCCGCCATTCTCGACGAAGAACGCGAAGCGTTTGAAGGCATGCCGGAAAGCTTGCAGTCGAGTGAACGCGGCGAGAAATCGCAGGAAGCAATTTCCAATCTCGAAAACGTCGATCTTGATAGCGTTATCAGCGATCTTGAAAACGCAGCCGAATAAGAGGAACAACTGCAATGGCACGCAAGAACGATAGCAGTCCGCACCCGGAAGATTGGACGACTGCGAAGCTATTCAAACGATTGTCAGCACTCGCCAATCTCGAAACATTCGGAGGCTATTTGCCGGCCGGATATGTTGGCAACGGCTTTCCCGATGGGAAGGGTCAAGACGCAGACACCATTCGCGAGGCGACACGCGTTTATCGCCAAGCATGGTTGCAACCTGTCATCAACGAATTGGCGAAACGCGCTAAAGTGACGTTGTAAAGCGCAACTGCCCGGCAAGTGAACCGCAAACACTTGCCGGGCAGGCGATCAATCTAAACGCGCGAGGGAGGAACCAAACGCGTCTAGAGATTTCTTAATCACTAATCGTCAATTCTCCAGCGCGCATCTTTCCGGCGCTTTCCGCTTGCTGTGCTGGCGTGAGCTTGTCGAAGTCGGCGCGCGACATGAAACGCCCGCCGCCGCGCGCACCGCCGCCGCCGCCGTTGCCGGTGCCAGAAGCATCAGGGGCTTTCAAAATGCTGTCCTTGTGCGGGTAATTATCCACAAGAATTTCAAGCGCTTCATCGAAGTCGGCAACTTCGCCAACACGTTTCTTGCTGTAGACCTTGCTTCCGGTCTGATCATACGGGACGATTTTGCCATCCTCGATCTTGAAGCGGTCGGCAAAGGTCGCCTGAAACATTTCGGCCGGGACGGCAACGCGGTCGCTCACAAACTTAGAACTCGCAAAAGCGCCGTTCATCGTCATGCTGTTGATGCGCGTATCCTGATCGGCAATTTTCTTGTCTTTTTCGGCAAGCTGCGCTGCGAAGCCTTTGCTGATTTCGTCTTTCACCTTGTCAACTTCGCCCGCGTCAATCAACGTCTTAGCGTCGATCTTGCCGACAGTCTCGATTGCTTTTTTCGCAGCGGCCGGGTCAATTCCCTCGAACGCCTTCACTGTGCGTTCGGCCGCTTCGGCGCGTTCCCGAAGCGTCTTGTTTTCGCCGTTGACGCGCGAAATTGTCATGCTGTCAACGGTCATTTCCGCGCCTTCGGCGTTGATAAACACCGGGTTGCCGTCCTTCATTTCGATTTTGCCATCAGCATCAAGCTTCCAGCCGGCCTTGTTGTCGAAAGCCATCGTCGCGAGAAATGAAATCGGGTTGGCGAGTGCAAAAATTCCAAGCTTATGCATTTTCTGTCGTCCTGTTAGTTGGCGGGTTTGCGGGTTGCGGGTTGATATCCTCAAGCTGTAAATCAGCCGGAATTTCTTCAAGTAAGCGTTCTTCCTCTTGTTCATAGTCGAATTCGGGCGACAACACCTTGCGGCGCTTCAACTCGCTAAGATAGGTTTCGCGCGAAAGATCGCCGCGATCACGCGCCTTGCCAAGCTGTTCAACGTCTTTGCCGTTGTCGTCGAAGCTGTCGAATTCGGTGTAAACGTTCACTTCCGGGTCATATTCGCCCGAAAGGTTTTGCCATTTTGCAGTTAAAACAAGCGCGTTCTCAAGCGTGTTTTTCAAATTCAACGCGCATGCCGCAATTGCCGAGCGCGCCTTACTGGCGGCAACCATTGTCGTTATGGTTGTCAGGTTGCCAGACTGCGCCGTGAGCGGTTGGCGTCCAAGCTCACGCAATTGAAGAATGGTTTCCTTGATATCGTCGGCAAGGAATTTGAGCGACGTTGCGGACGGTTCAATGAACGCCCATGAACCGATATTGCCGTTGCCATCGGGCTTGCTGTAAAGAATGCGTCCCGGCCCGGCGCGCAATTTCTTCGGCGTCTTGCCGTCAGCTTCCATCGGCGGCGAAATGCCGTTTGCTGCGAGCATGGCATAGGCTGTCAACGTCTTGGCGTATTTCAGCCCGCTTTCTTGCTGATAAAGCTCAATCTGCAAATCCGCCGCATCGCGCATCATCGGGAAGAATTTGAATGTGCGACCGTCTCGACGCCCGGTGTAAAACGGAACAAGCGGAATAACGCCAATCGAAACGACGCCTCCGGCAATCAATTCAAACTGCGATTTGCTTCCTTGCTTCGGTTGCGTGACTTTCCGATACAATTTCCACGTCACGACGCCGTTGACGCGCTCAAAGACGCGAACATGATCAGGATCACCCGGCTCAAAAATGCGAACATAAACGAGCGTTTCGTTTCCCTCGATCATATTCACGCGCGCTTCAAGCACATTGCGACCTAAAACGTGCGTCCAGAACGGCCGAATGCCGGCGTTCTTTGCGTCCCGTTGCGTCTTGATTTTTTCACGATCCACGGTCGGATAATCAACGAAAATCCAATCAATTGCCGAGTTGATACCGTTGAAGAATGTTTGCGCCCCGAACATTGTCAGGTTATTGCCGGAACCGTCAACATCTTCGCAAAACGCAATGATTTCTTCCGGCGCTTTGCCTTTCTTGTCATCTTCAATCAGTGTTATTTCTTCCTCGAATGGCTTGTTCGCCAAGCCTTCGATTGTGTCGCGGTAAACGTTTGTGAACTTCGTCATTGACAGACGAAAATCATAATCCGCCTGTTCTTCGTCAACGAACTTCGGCAAATACACTTGACCGGCATTGCGGACGGCTTTCAGCCCCTCCACGATGCAATCAACTTGATCCCAGTAATCAAGCATCGCCGCGCTGTCGGGCGCACGCTTTAGCAACGGGTCGGCGTCAACCAGTTCGCCAATGCCGCCGACAGTAGCCGCTACCGCGTCCCGGTTGTCATATGCGGACGGCAACAGGGCGATAGCGGTCGAGGCGAGCAGACAGCGCTTCATCATTTGCATATCCTCAATCGGCCGCGCCCGGTGCCGCCTTGTTGTTTGCCGCCATAGAATTCAATTTTCCCGGCGTCCCGAAGCTTGTTCCAAGTCGCGCGAGTAAATGGCGCGCTCTCACCCATTGCGAGAACAACGCCGTTTTGATCAAAGCAGCCGTCACCGCCGCGTTTTTCCAACCATTTTAGCGCCTCGACTTGTGCCGCACTCATCGGAATGTTCCAATCGTTACCGCACCATAGTCGTTCGGCAATGGGTAAAACATCATCACGCCGCCGTCTGCCAAGTCAGGCGACTTCATGCCGTTCGGCCGCTTTTCGACGGTTGTTTTCATCGATCCGCTTTGCGTGTGTGTCGGTTGCGCCAATTCATCAATCAAGGAATGCAGCAACGGCATTGAACTGTCAAGACTGATCAATTCATCCGGCTCATAGACTTCCGGTTTTCCGCCGTTCAACATGGATTGGATCACACGCCATGTTTTATAAACTCTTGAACGCATGTGAAACCATGCTTGCGCCTTCAAGTTTTGATACATATCTCTATTAAGTGCGCTATCATCATCGTTTGGAATTATGCGTTCAAACGGGTTTAGCGGGCCGGCACCGGCATTCCACGGAATGAGCCGGATTTGTGTTGGCAGAATAATTTCTTCGTCAACAAGACGATTGAATTCTGATTTGACGCCAGCGCCGACGCCGATGCAATCATATTGAATTTGAATGCCGCGATGATCGCGACAGCTTGCAATCGCTCGACGTGTCGTCACACCCGTGTCACGTTCGCCCCATTGTTCGCACGAACGCCAGATGATCCATTGCCGCTTGCTCAGACTGTTGCGATCTATGCCGCCGTCTGCAACGTCAAGCCCCGCTCCCCATGTATCCGGTATTGGCATATTTGCCAGATATGGGATTTTCAAATGCGCATCGATACAGGCAACAAGCCAATCCTTGCTAATGATCGTGTTTGAGATTGCGGCCGAATAATCGCGGTCTACCTCTTGCGCGAAAATATGCAACAAACCTTCGCGTTCGTATTTTGCCCGGCGCTGATCGTACCACGCTTGCGTCTTTTCAGGATGATCACGCCAATCAATAATGAACACCCGGACAAAGCCGGGCTCATACGTTTTGCCGCCTTCCCATACCACGCCAGCATTGCGACGACGCCAGAAAGCATTGCCGAGCCCGTTAACGCTCGATATATCGACTTGAACGCGTGTGTTATCGCCTAGCGCCGCTTCGACCTTTTCGGGTCGTTCGTAATGCGCGCTTTCATCTTTGAAATAGATCGATTTGCGCCCGCCACGTCCGATATTGTCGCCAGCTTCGCCCGCAATAATCGAATTATTGGCGGGATTGATGCATTTCATAAACGTTAAATGCTTTTTCTCGATCAGCCCGGCCGGAATGAAGATGTCGGGCAATCGACGGACGATCAGCCTGATTTTCTCAAAAATGCTATCTGGATCGCCAAGCTTATCAACTAAATCTTCCTTGCGTGAACCCCACCCGATAGCGTCGTTTGCGATGAACAGCCAAGACCATACGCTATAGGCGCATGCAAGCCATGTTGCGCCAGCATCGCGGCATTTCTCGACAAGCCCGCTCTCCTGATCGGTGCGCAACGCATGTAGAAAGTCGATAAATTGCGCTTGTCGAGCGAAAAATACGAACGGCACCCATTTATCGCCCGTTTTGCGCGGGTCGTAAGTGTCCATCCAGTCCATAATAAATTCTGTCGGATGCGTCGAATAAAACAGCCTGAAATGCACGATCAATTCAGGACGTGCTTTCAGCTTTTGCAACGTCGCAATACGCCATGCATAGACCGCCGCATAATTCGGCGGCCATTCCTCATGTTGCAACGGAACAGGCTTCCACGGTTGCAACACCGTGTTTGATGGCGCATTGTTGCGCCAGTTGAACAATTCCGCATTATGATCGAAAAACATATTTACATCATCCGGGAATTATGCAAAGCAAGATCGTCAATGGAGAAAGCGACATGAGAAAGCCGAAATACAAGACGATTGCTGAAATGGAGCAATTCGCCAGCAAGGAAGCTGATCAGGCGTGCCATATCATGTTGCGCCGTCGCAGCAACGGTTGGCTTGGCGTGACGTGTTATGCCGGGCCGCGTGACGAATTCCGCTATTATCATGAACGCGGGCGCAAATCGAAACACATCACGCGCGAGGAAGCGCAAGCGTTGCTCGACAAGGAACACGCCGACTAAATCAGCCGTTGCCATGAGCAACGCTCGAATAGATATCCGCAGCCATTGCCGCGCTCGCGTCGTGCGGCAATGCAGTCGCGTTGACAGGCTTTGCCGTTTCGGCGCGGTAATACGGATTGTCGGCTTCCAACATGCCAGTATATTTCGCCAACGCGTCAAGCGATGGCTGTTTTGCATGCAGGCGAATTTTGGTCTTGCGTGAAAACGTGCCGCCCTTGCCTTCGTATTCCTCAATATCAATTGATTGAACAGCAGCCATTTGTTCCGGCGTTGCTTTTGTCAGATTGAGTGTAAAGCTTCCATCCTCGCCAATATCGCCATAATCGTTCATGTTGCTGAAAGCGAGATTGCTATACTCGCGCACTAGCTTTCGGACGGTTAGCTCTTGCTTTTCCGCCAGTTCCTTGATGCGCTCGACGATGGCCGCCTGCACCATGGGGCGCTCAAGCATGCCTTGCGAAGCGCGAACAGCGTCCATCGTCGGCGGCCGATGCAATGCATGACTTATGCGCTCATTGGCGCGTGCGGCGTCATTGTCGAGCTTGCGAACATAGCTATCGACGAAATGACGCTCGACCGGCTGCAATTGCCGGTAAGCCGTCGCGTAAAATACTGGCGTTTCGATTTCACTCATAACGCTTAATATATAGCCTGATCGGCTCGCTTCGGGCAAGGTCGGAAAATAATGCAAATTGTGCGTTGACGGTTGCCGGGAATTATGCGACAACAATTGCAGGCAATCACGCCATGGAGCAACCGCTATGACTTTCGCACAATGGGAACGTGAAGTGCGTATGATCGATGACACAATCGTTATTCACACCGAATGCGATCATACCGGGCAAGTTGTTCGCGCATGGACGGCGGGCGGGTTTGAATGGCGTGTGGAAGATAGCGAATGAACCACCTTTCTCGCGATCTTCGTCGCATCGCTTCATGGGTCATCCGCGACAAGGTGACGAAACAGGCGGTTTGCGAATTGTTCAACCCGGAACTTGTTTTGAAAATCAATACGCTCAAATATGAAGCTGTTCCGATCTTGGAATATTTGCAGGAAATAAACCGCTTGCAACGTGACGGGAATTGTGCGACGACAGTTGCATGCAATCAGTGACGCGGCAATCACGCCAGTGTCAAAACCTCGAAAGGGTTTGTTATGTTCGCCACCGCTTCGGAACGTCGCGCGCTCGCTAATTCGCATGATCGCGTTAACTTCGTTGTTCGCATTCGCAAGGGCGAACGGGAAAGCGAGATTGTCGCGGATGACATCGATCATGCGCTTGAGCTTTCCGGCGCATGGATCGGCACGCACAATGCGGATTACGTCGAAATTTTCCGCGTGTTGCCCGATGGCGAGCTTAACCCGACAATCGGGCCGTTTAACCGCCATTGACGTTTAAGCCTGTCGCTTCCGAGCGGCAGCATTAAGCGCCAATCACGACGCTTTACACGGGAGAAACCGCAATGCCTTTCTGCACAATCAATCGCTATTACCACGGCAACAACACCGATCACGAATTCGTTTTGCCGGGTCACGTCACGCTCACCGGCAATGAAGATCACCATGCGCTCGCCGTCCATGACGCGCGTATGATCATGCAGGGAATGAAAGCAGCCGACGAAATCAGCATCAAGGAAGATGCTGGCGAAGATCGGCCACGCTATCGGCTGCATTCTGTTCGGCTCGACTAACTGTCACGCTCGCGAGGGGATACCATGTCCAGAAATGCGCCATTGTTCCCTCGCGATGCGGTCGGCTTTTATGTGTCTGTGATCGACGGCAAGCGCAAAGGCTTTCTGCTAGGTCCATACACGACGCATGCGGACGCGTTGGCTAACGTCGAGCGCGGCAAGCAAATGGCGCTTGATAGCGACAATGCCGGGCGCTCATGGTTTTACGCTTACGGAACATGCAAACTCACAACATCGAATAAATTGCCAAAAAGCGTCTTTGGCGTTTGACGAATGCCGGGAATTGTGCGACAACAGTTGCCAGCAATGGAGTTAAGCAAATGTTCGATGTCGTGAAGATCGAAGGCGGTTACGGCGTAACGGATCACAACGGCAATATCGTGATCGGTTATCGCTCGCGCAAGCATGCGGAACAGTATGCAACCGGCGCAACGCACGGCTTGTTTAACGCGGCTGAAATCGAAAATGATCGCCGCAACGCCATTGCTGTTTATCTCGCGGTGCGCGCGAACCGCGTTTATGTTCCGAGCGCGCAAATGGAGTTGTTCGCATGAAGATTATTCTTTGGTTCGCGCTGGCACTCGGAATTCTGTTCGTTGTGCCAGTCATCGATTTTGCAATGTCCGGTTCGGACGTGATGGAGGATTGCCAGAACGCTTACACCGTGAGAACTTGTTTCGTTGTCTTGAACAGATAAGGGGAAATCAAATGAGCTACTTCACGCCAATGAACTATGACGAAGTTGCGATGTCGGCACGGGTCGGCTTCCGCATCGTCGAGCATATCCGCGCCGGAACCTATCACACGCTCGTTACAGGCGAGCCGACGCCGCGCCCGGTGATCGTCGAAGATGCGGACGACAGCGACGAATAAGCAATCTTCACAATTAAAGCAATTCGAGCCCCGCTTTCCAATTAGGACGGCGGGGCTTTTTTTGTGCAATTGCTTGTGGTGCATTTACGCGATAGTTCATATGTTTTTTCTAGCTACTCAGAAAATGTCATACTTAATATGCACATAATCTATAATTAAGCATATTAGTCATACTATAATAATAATATCTAGAATTTTGTTATGAGCCCTTAGTAAAAACTTATGTTCTATTGCGCATTTTCCATTAACGTTTAACGCCTTATAATTGACCAATTGCAGCAATTATGGAAAACAATCAGCAATTGTGGAAAATAATTAACCAATTGCCCATAACCGCCAACTCGATCAGCCCCATTTGACAGCCGTCAATCTATAGCGTATGGCAAATGATCGACCATACCGCAAAGGTGAATAAAATGCTGATCGACACCCGCAAAGCCCCGTTTACATGGAGCGTCTACACGCTTGGAACGGCGGCAGACGCTCCAATGTCGCCGACCGTCTACTATGTCGGCTGTTGCCCGTTTCAAGACGTGCTACGCCTGCCCGACGCGCGCCGGAATAGCCTGTTCCCCATGATCGACGGACGCCCTAACTTGATGCTGCAATTCATCAGCAATCATGCGAGCGAGATCGAGGCGCGCAATGTGCAACGTGACATTCTTCACTGGCGTGTATTCGGCGAACCGCGATTGAACGCGGCAGGCGTCACACTCGCGAAGCGTGACAAGCGTCAACAGCAAATCAAGCATGTCGAGAGCGGGATCGTTTATCCGTCCATTCGTGCCGCTGCATCCGCGCTCATGTTGTCGGCGGCAATGATCAGCAATCAGTTGAACCGCGTTCCCGGCTATCGCGACGTTCGCGGCAACACGTTTGAGAAGGTTGACTGACATGGACACCGACAACCTGAAAGAAATGGCCGTTTTCGCACCCGTTAACACTTTCTTAACCAAATGGTGCGTATATGAATGCTACAGCAAGGCGGACGCGCTCAATCCGGCATATATGGGGGTTTGCCGGCTCACCGAAGTTTTCAGCTTTCCAGACGCGCAAGCCAACACGGCTTGGCGTGAAATGTTTCGCGACAACCCGGCGTCTCTCATGATGATCAAGATCAAATATGTTGCCGCGACAGAAGTTGATTGCATCAACGCTCGACGCGCATTCGTCATGCAAAATCCGCCACCGTGCAACATGCGCGGTCGCCCGACACGTTCAAGAATTGTTTGCGATCAAACCGGGCAGGAATGGAAAACCATTGTCGAAGCGGCCGATGCAATCAAATCCTCGCCGTCAAATCTGTCCAACCATATCAACCGCAAGCCCGGCTTCAAAAGCGTGAAAGGCTACACATTCACACGCCAAGAGCGTTGACAACATGAGGGAACCGCATCATGATTTACGTTGTCGTTCGCACCGCAGATGGGACAGCCCATTTTTACAACAAGTTCCTTACCGACGCCGAAGCAAGCCGCGAACAAGAGAAATGGCGGCAAATGTATCGCAGCGCCGGCATGCGCGTGTTCATCAACAAAGAGAAAGAAATGCCATGTCACAAGCTACCGTCATCGCATATCAAGGGTCATCGCCATCACACGTAACCGGCCGCATCGTTCACAACTACGATAACGGATCAATTCTGATCGAGGATGAACGCGGTGTTCGTTATTTCGCGTTCCCGCGTATGATCGTCCGCATGCCGTCACAAGCGCACAATCCGAGCCCGAACGACCGCGCCGGAACTTTGTTCTAACGGTCGCTTGACACGCCCCGCAATCTAGCCATATGGTCAAATCACTTCGTTGGCGTCTTTCTGGTTTGGCGCTTCAACCTTTGATGATCCGGGCCATCAGCAGCGGCGGTTATCGGGTCACATAGCAGCGAAACGGCAATGATCCCGCTTCGGCGGATAGGTCCGAAAATCAGATAAGCGCCCGGTATGTCTCACGACTGCCGGGCGCTTTGTTTTGTGCGATATGCGCAACGTTGACACGTCGCAAGCTATCCGCTATGTAAGTCGCAAGAGCCCGGAACGGTTTGAAACCTATTGATGTCGCGCGCAAGACGGATAGGTGAATTGCGCAACCGTTCCGGGCTTTGTCGCGTCGTCACATATAGCCTTGCAGCGCGGCATATTCTGCCACATTGGCACCGTGAAGCCGATGATAGAGCGTCGAGCGGGTTTGCGCATCCTCTTGAAAGATCGGTGCCACGGAACGCCCGGCAAGCGTGTATCCCATGCTCTCGCAAATGGCCGCAATCGTGCGATGGGACGGCACGCGCCCGCCCTTCGTCCGCACAAGACGCAAGACAGCTTCAACGCTGATCCAGCCGCCACGCAAGCCGCTCACGCCATCTTCAATTGCATCGGCAACCAATTGTTCAAGCGGGCCGCGCGACAGCAATTCAGCTTCGCGCTTGCTCGACGTTTCCGGCGCACGCATCGGAATGTTGCCGCGCTCGATTGGATAGGTGAGCAACCAATGCGCGACATGAGCCGCACCGCCGCTACGCAGCCAACCGAACAACCATGTAAAATATGCATCGTTCATGCCGCGCATAAGCAAATCATCAGGCGATTGAATTGCGCTATAGAAAATGGCATATCGACGCGATGACTTATTGATAGGAATGGCGTCTTTGTAGTTTGAAAAGAACAGCCAATTTGCGCAATTATCTTCCATGGCTTGGTTTTCGCCCTTGCCTTGAACTTCAACGCGTTTATCTGTGATCATCGGCTTGAGGATTTCAATCAATTCGCGTCTTTCATCAACTTTGATTTCGTTGACGATGATCATCAGTTTAGCGCGCATCCATGCATTGAACGTCGAGCCGGTTTTAACTAGTTCTTCGGCTTTCGGGCTATAAACGTACATATCACCTAAAATAGTTTCCATCGCTTCCATGATGAAGCCTTTGCCAACGCCTTCGGTTGACTGCAACATTGGCGCCCATGGAATTTTGAAGCCGGGAAACTTGACGTTGTGCGCGAGATAGTCAAAAAATATCTTGCGATCACCTTCAACTGGTAACATCAATTCCATATGACGCAACCATGGCAACACGTCACCGGGAATGCTGTTGATATTGATCGGAATGTATGTGTTCACGCCTTTACGCCCTAGCGCGTCAAGGACGATTTCACCTGTTTTCATTTCCGGCAAAAACCGAATGTGATCGACCTTCGGCACCGTCCAAAGCGTCGAGCGTGTCGCAGCTTTCCACGGTTCATCGGTCAATTTGCCTTCGGACGAAATGATAAATTGCTTGCCGCCATATGATCCATTGAATTGCCCGGCACCCATGAAACGCCCGGCCGGCGTCAACACTTCGCCCATACAATCGACATACACGCAACCCTTGAACCATTGTTGCTGTTCAATGTATGTCAGAATTTCGCCGCTACAATCGAGTTCGGGCGGCGCTGGCATTGGCAACGGTTGCGGCTGCGCTTCGCCCGATATCGGTGCGGGCTGTTGCCCGTCGAGTGGCGTTGCGCCTTCTGGCAATTGATGCTCGACGCCGTTGAATGTGAGTTGACCTTTCAAGCCGGGCGCACGGTTTACAAGTGTTCGCCAACCTGTTTCGGTGTTGCGGATGCTGTTCCACTGTTTCAGATTTTCCGCTTCATCATTTGCGTCATAGCGTGCGCACCATGCCGCCCAAGCTGCATAAAGCGTTGCTTCATCGGCAAGCGTCCAGCCGGCTTGTTTGACTGCCGCTGTGATCGATATCCATTCGCCACGATCAAGCTTGTTCGGATCGATCAGCGCGAGCGCGTGTTGTATCCAGCCAAGCGATGGCGCGGCAAGGGAAGGGTCGCCTAGCTCTTGTCTGCCGCCGTGGCCGTCAATGACGTTGACGCCAGCAAGAGCGGCTTCCAGCGCTTCGACAGGCGAGACATAGCCATAACCGGGCAACGCGAAGCATGTCACAAGCGACGGTGCAGCCTTGCAATGCAGCGTTCCCGGCACGCGCATGACGCGTGTTGCGTCACTCACCGCTTTATCGCCGTCGAACATTTGCCGAAGCTTGCGCTGTACGACTTGAAAACGATCATTGTCGCGGTATGCTGTCACCGGCCAATAAACGTGATATTTACCCGGCGATGATTGGACGGCAAACGATGGCGCGGGATACCATGCGCGAGCCCGGTCTAGGTTCATCGCCGCGCTTACCACGTTGTCCATGTCAATGTAATGCGCACGCGTCGCTTGCACGTTGCTTAATTCATTGCCGTTGCCATCCATTTCCGAGATAACGGCAAAAATGCCATAACCGGCCGCGTTGTAACTGCAAAGCGTCTGCCAATGTTCGGCAAGCGTGCCGCGAAATGTATGTGCCGGAATTCCTTTATTCTGATCATGAATACAGCGCCAATTGACAATAGCGGATGCACTATTGCCGAGCGTCAATGCGTCGATAAACGCAATTGCTTGCCACATATCCTGCATTATTTCTTGCCTGCAATATGCGCGTCAACATCGGCAACCCACCATTTGGCGGGCTTCATTCCTTCAATAGGCGCAACCGGACATTGCCCGGTTTTCAACCAGTAGCGTAGTGTCACGGTCGGCACCCCAAGCCGTTCCGCTAACTGTTTGATATTTAATATTTTTGGATTTTTGCGGTGATTTGCCATCGTCCGTTATGGCTAACTTGCGCGGTTCCGAGTTGTCAATCGTTCTTTATCACTTTTTATCATTTTTCGGTTGACGGCTAAAAATAACGCATGCTAGATTTTTGACAATCGAAGCAAGAGGTATTTGCAAATGTTTATCAGTCGCAAAAAGCTCGCCGCGCTTGAAGCCGCTCATGCCGAGTTGCACAAGACGATGAATGAAGTTGTCGAAAATGCCGCGAAGCTGCGCGACAATGCGTTTCTGATCGGCATTGAAAAATCCGGCCGCGTGTTGAAATTCACATTCGTCCGCAACGGCGAATTCACTGTGATCGAGACTTATGCGACCATGGGCGATGACGTTGAAGGCTGGAAAAATCGCCTGCTAGGCTAGGGAACGATATGATGACCGCAAGAGGATGGTACATTGCAACGGCAATTTATGCCGTGCTTACGTTTGTAGAGGAAGATTGGTCGCCAACATTTGTTATTCTGGTAGTTCTTTGCCTCGCGACCGGCTCAATCATCGATACAATCAAGGATAACCGCAAATGACAACCGTAATTCCACGTAAGCGCATGGACACCGCACTCGCCAACGCGCTTGAACAGGAAATCACCCGCGTTACAACGCAAATGCTGCCGATTTATCGACGCACAAATGGCGTATCGCTTCTCATTGAAGCATATGTTCAACAGGACGTTGACGACGCCACCGAGGCACAAATGTCCGGTAACATCGCCGACATGCTGCGCTTTCTCAAACTCTTGCGGGAATATGCGTGATGGGAAAGCATAACCGCACGCTCGCCAAGGTTGGCGACACCGTATCGTACAAGCGCAAGCTCTACACCGTGAGCGCGCTTGTTACGGTCGGCACCGGAACAACATGGTATCGCTTCAAAGAGCTTGATTGGCTCATTCTCGCGACACTCTGCAAGCCTCTCGGTCTGGCGCACAATGAGCATAGCGTGATGAATGGAGCGCGCGACAATGGCGAAGTATGAAACAGGCGACACCATGACTGACTTACGCCCTAGCAACTGCCGCAACCGCTTGCGCGATGAAGGCAAGACCTATCCGCGAAGCGGCTGCGCATATTGCCATGACGGCGGTTTGTTCGGCTGTCCGCTTGAGGATCGAAAGCGCGGCTTTGTCGGCGCGAAATTCCGCGTGCGTGGCGTGATCGACGTTGTTACGTGCGTCCGCGAAATTCAGTCGGGCGACATGCTATGTCTGGAATTCGACAAGATGCCGGGAAAATATTTCCGACACGATCTTTGCGAATTCGTCGCACCGCGCGAGAATGCAACACAAACGCCAACATCGGAGAAACACGATATGAGCAACAGCAAGCCAATCAACCGAATTACGCTTTCGGACGTTGCCGAATTCAAGAACAATCTTGATTTATTTGGCAATAATGCATTGATCGGCTATCAGCATATCGCCGTCAAATCCGCAATTTATCCCGGCAAGGGAACGCCGTTCGGGCTCATGTATGCCGCTCTCGGATTGGCCGAAGCTGGCGAAGTGCAAAACAAGGTGAAGAAAGCATTTCGCGATGATGGTGTAATCGAGTTTGTCGATAATGCTTATGACGACGAGCAGACAATGCACAAGGTCGTTGCACGCCCGCTCACGCTCGAACGCAAAGCCCAAATCATCAAGGAACTAGGCGGCGTGCTTTGGTACATCGCCGCCGTCTGCGATGAAATCGGCGCAACCATGTCCGAAGTCGCCTTGCAAAATCTCGAAGAATTATGCAGTCGTGGCGAACGCGGCACGTTGCAAGGTGATGGGGATGATCGTTAGAGCGACATATTGCGGCTTCCCCGTTATTGTTTCGCATCATGCGACAGCCGAGCCGAAATTGCTAGAACCAAGAACTGCCGACATGGCAGACATTGTTGAAGCGTTTCGACGTAACGCGATGCCTATCGCGAAAATACCCGCTGCGTTCATGGTGAGAAACGAAACTTTTCTCATTCATCCTGATTTGTGGAGAAAACTAAATGACACCGAAACAGCTTGCGGAAATTCTCGACGCAATGGCGTCCGGTGCGATGGCTGCCGCGAATATCCAACGCGAGCGCCGGAATGGTGAAACCGAAGTGATGTTTCGCAGCCTGTCGCATATTCTGGATTGCGGCGCTGTAGCCGCGCGCATAGAAGCGACGAAGGAAGATCGCGAGCCAAGCCATCCGTTCCCGCCACCGCCGCGCGTGAAGCGTTAGCCATGCGTGAAATTTACCACGCAATCCGTGACAAGGACGCAATCGGTTACAGTCGCATGTTATGCGGCCGATCCGGTTGCGTTACCGCGTCGAGCAACGGCATTCTCTCGCTTGTCGGGCGCAATGGCGATGAATTTCAAGCCGTCCTAGCGACGAACATGCGACAAGGCGCAAACTGCGATCAGTGCCGCCGCGTGTCGGAAGCTATGAAACGCAGGGGAGACATATGACGGACGGCCGCACATTCGAGGATGCGTTTAACTTGCTATGCGGCAAGCTGATCGGCGAAGGCATTCACCGCAAAGTGTTTGAATGTCGCATTGCCTCGCAATATGTCGTTAAGGTTGAACAAGAGCTTGATTGGCGATGTTTTGCCAACGTCAATGAAATGCGCTTCTGGACGGATCATCAATATTACAGGCCGGTTGCACGATGGCTCGCGCCATGTTTCCAGCTTTCACCGGATGGGCGAATTTTGCTGCAACATCGCGCAACGCCAGTTGCTGACAAATCGGAATTACCGAAGCGATTGCCATCGTTCTTGACTGACATCAAGCCGGAAAATTTCGGATGGATTGACAAACAACTAGTTTGCGTTGATTATGCGTTAGTGAACGAAGCGCCATCAACACGATTGCGTAAAGCCGAATGGGATTGACGTCATGTCAATATTGCGGATCATCGATGCGCGGGACGCTGATCACGAATGCGACATTTTCGACGGCGGCAAGCGTGTCGGCTACACGTCCGAAGGCGTGCTTATGATGTTTGACGCCGAAGGATACGCGGAAACGGTTGGAACGGTCGAGAGCCGCGCCGACGCATTGATACAGGCGAATGCATGGCTAACCCGAAACCCGCCAATCAACGCCATCAACTGGCAAGCGTTGAAAAACCTTGCTTCTGGCGAATAAACGAAACATCAACCGTGCTTGCCGAGTATGCCGGGTTCATGCTTGTTGTGACCGGCCAATGGCATGACATATATTTCTACGGCAAGCACGTCACTGGACGACATTTGATCGCAGACGCGTTTGCCGCACTTGGCGAGTTGACGAAAGGCACGCAATGACCGAAAAGCCTTATCGTTCCGTTGACGAGTATATCGTCGGCATGCATCGCCAGAATAGCGACACCGCGTTGCAAGCGGCCATTGAATTGATGTTGACGGATCGGCCGTCAAAGGACGTGATTGCAGCCTTGAAAGCATGGACTGAATATTTGGAAGACCGCGTTTAAGAAATTTGCCAAATTGACCGGATTACCTTATCTTGCCGGCGATTTTCATTGCGGCGAGATAGGGCGAATCACCATGGCAAACATTCCCAGCTTTTCCTTCACGATTGAGGAAGATATTCATTTTTCCATTCGTTTTCAAGACTTGCCCGAACCGTTAACCGGGCGCACGTTTACGATGTCAATCAATGAAGGACCGACGAATGTTTCAAAGGTCGTTCTTTCTACTGGTGATGGCAGTTTGTCTGTCGATCCCGCGCAACCCGATACGATCAAAGCTTTTTACGCCAAAGCGAATACAGCCGGCTGGCGTGTCGGCATTGAATACAGCGCCGATTTGATCGAGACGACAGGCGGCAAATTTTCCCGATTGATCCCGATCCGCTTGCAGTATTCCTTGCCGCCGAAAACGTTTGTGCAGCCGTTGTATCGCAGTATCAACGCGCATTGGCGCGATGCTGTTGTATATGCGACGATGGCCGGAGAACGCGGTCCACGCGGCTTTTCTGGCGATGGTTCCGGCGATATGGTTGCCGCCGCGAACTTGGCTGATCTTGCTAATGTCGCTATTGCGCGCGAGAATTTGGGGCTTGGCGGTGCCGCGCGTCTCGATGTCGGCACCACGGCCGGGACTGTTGCGGCTGGCGATGATAGCCGATTTAGCTTCCAACAAACAGGCACTGGCGCGGTCGTCCGTAGTTTGCTCGACAAGAACCGGGATGGTCTGCACATTAAAGACTTTGGTGCGAAAATGGACGGTGTTACGGATGACGCCGCCGCTATCAATGCTGCAATCAACGAAGCGGCGTTGCGCGGCAAAGCAGTCCTTGTGACGGGCGGCGGCGTTTGTCTGATCAAAGACATTATCACCATGCGACCGAATGTTTGGCTGCTTGGCGACAGGAAAACAACAATCAAACAAGGCGACGGCGCGGACCTTTCGCGTATGATTTCAGGTTGGCCAAACGCCGATAATAGTCGCGTTGAAGGATTGATTGTTGACGGCAACCGCGCCAACAATCCGACAAGCATTGCAAATAGCGCGCTCATTCACACTGATGTTTCCAATTACATGGAAGTCATCGGCAACCACGTCAACAATGCTCCTAGCATCGCCATTGCCATGGGGCCGGGTCGAGGCTGTGCAGTCGAAAGAAACATCGTTTACAATCGTTTTTCAACGGCAATTTTCGTCAACGTCGCAGTTTTCCCGAGCGTGCGTTTCAACACGGTCGAAGGGGGAGGTATGTATGGCGTGAGCTTCGGCAAATGCGTGAAGCCGGTATTCCAAGGCAACATTCTTAACGGTATCTTGCTCACGGGATTGACGGTTAGCACATCTGGCACGACTGTGACAGCAGCGGCCGGCACCACGTTTGATTTCGTGGTGCCGGGCCTGCATATGTGCGTTGACGGCGGACGCGAATATACCGTGGCGTCCGTCACCGATAGCACGCATCTTGAAGTCACCGAAACGATGGTCGATCTTGTAAACGTTCCCGCGATCATCGGAAATGGCGATGGCGTGGGGATTATCAGTTGCGAAAGTGGCAAGTTTATTGACAACGTTGTCATAGGCTGTGTCTCGTTTGGCATGGGAATTTCTCCCGCGTTTGATGGCACAAGTTGCTCGCAAAATATCATCGGCAGAAACCATATTGGGTATACCGGAAAATGCGGCCTGTCGTTGTCGTGGAACGAGAGCGGTTCCGCGATGCTTTCCAATCAAGCAGTTGACAACCATTTTTCAAGCACAGGCATGGGCGGCGTGCCGGTCGGCGAGCTTGACCGGACGGCTATCACCGTGTTTGACCAATACGGTGAATTTGAGCTTAATTTGCTCATTGACGGCAATCACGTCGATTGCCCGAGTGCGGACCATTGGCTCGCTTTCAACGACACGCTTAACGCCAACTCAATTCGGCTTGGAACGAACTTCGGCCGCATTGTTACTAACCCGGATATTGTTTACAAGGACGTTAAGGCGATCACACTTGATGCAGGATGGGGAAGCACCGCGACGGTTACGGATATCGTATCAACCGGCAACGGCGTGCGCTTTACAATCAACGCGAGCGGCACCGGGTTCGCTGCGTTTGCCGGTTTCAACATCAGCAAAATATGCGGAAAGCCCGCGTCGGAACTCTCAATCAAAAGCGTCTCCGGCGGCGATTTGTTCATCGGTGAACACAATTCGACGTTTGGCCAATGGAAGGGGCAAATCGTCGGAACGCCCGTCAATGGGGGAACTTACGTAATACAGATGAAATGAGGAAACAATGCTTTTATACCCTGTAAGCACATACAGCGTTGCGCCTGATTTTTATGGCGCAACGCTTTTCAACACCGATTACCGCATGAAACCCGGCAAGGAATTCATGCGTAGCGTGCCCTATAAGCCCGGCGCGGTCGTATGGGTATCATTCGAGGGGAAGCAACCGCGTTTGGCGATCATAGCCCGTTTCTGGCGCGACATGATCGACGAAGAACGGTCGATTGAGAAATATCGCGTGCACGTCCAGAACAAGAATGACGACGCATTCTCTCGACGTTGGCGCTATGCGACACCCGAAGAAATTCAACGTGGATATGAATTGACAGAAATGAAAGAAGCTGCTTGACGATAAACGGGAATTATGCGACAACAGTTGCAGGCAATCACGCCACGGGAAACACGACTATGGAAGATCGTTTTGATGTTGTCGAAGCATCGTATGACGAAAACGAAATGATTGCCGAATTGCGCGCAGCCGGTTATACAGAAGCGCAGATTTCTAAGGAAATCGCTTATATAGCGCGTTTGGAAAAGGAAAATGCAATTTTGCGTAAATCGCGTGAGGCAAATTACGGTTTCTTTTAAGCGCCTTCGGGCGCTTTTTTATTTGACGGTGATCAGGAATTATGCGACAACAGTTGCAGGCAATCACGCCTTCGGATAAATGACATGAGCGCGATTGAACATAACAGAGTGATTGATTGGCCGAACGGCAATGGCTACACGCCTTGCAGCGTCGAATATCGCGAAACACTCGACGAAAAGGAAGCCATCGTTTCCCGCTATCATGGCGAAAACTACAATCAATATTCATCGGAGGATTATGAAAATTATTGCCGCTTGGAAAACAAGCTCGCAGGTTTGCAGCTTGCGGGCCATATCGGCAAATCAGTCAAGTATTAAGCGCCTTCGGGCGCTCTTTACGCACTCGCAGCAGCGCGCAAATAAGCGGCGCGCTCTGCGAACGGCATGTGCTTGACGGCACGATGACCGGACATGATCAAATGGCCGATAATGCGCGCCTCGCCACGCTCGACGGCATGAGCCGCAATGGCGTCCTTGAGACGTGCGGACGTGCCGAAGTGATAGAGAACTGCCGCGTGCGTCATACCCATTTCAGCAGCGATACGGCGAGCCGTGACTAGCGCCGGATCAAGCAGCCATAACCGAACACCTGTTTCGAGAATTCGCAGCTTGACGCGCTCGCCATGCGTCTTATTTGCCCCTGTCATGTCACCACCTTAAAACGTTGGCGAGTAGATCGCCCGGCTTCTGCACAAACCCGGCAAAACCTCCTGCCGCCCGGACAATCTCATGAAATCGCAACTGCGCACAAGCTCTTTCGTCCGCTTGGCTAAATTGCCAGTCGGAACGCTTGCATTCGGCCGCCGTGAATACCGCCACGCGCCGGCCGATCATATCGGACGTGACGACAACCGTTGTCATGCCGATTAGATCGCTCGACTTGATATGCCGATTTTGTTCCGCGCTATCATTTGCCAGCCCGTAGCGTATCAAACGCCCGGTCTTATCTTCGCATGCGCCGACATTGTTGCGATACAGCAAAAGCCCCATGCGAGCGGCTTCAAGCCGTTGTTGCGTTTGAACCGCGCTTTCGGCAACCATTATGCGTTGCCTTTCGTTTCGTTTATCATTGCAATCACTTGTTGATTGCCGAGCAACATATTTTTTTCAACAATCGTCATGGCCATTTTAGGCGTAACGCTGCGTTGATCTTGCATCGCGACAAGTTTGCCGACGAAATTTGCCGCAACCGCGAGCAATTCGAGTGCAGTTAATTTGTCAGCATGTTTGCCGACAAGCTTTGCGATATCCTGATATGCGGTTTCGTGTTCCGGCTTAGTGATCATGGCACCACCCCTCCACTTTGATTGCAAGCGTCTCATAATCTTGTCGCGACAAATCTTTGCTTAAAGCGCCTAACACGTCGAGCCCGGTTGCCAAGTAAAAGCGACGATAGCTTTCGCGGTCGCCACGTCCTTTGTAACGCTGAATTCCGGCCCATTGACTGATAGCATCTTTCAGCCGTGTTTGCGCCTGTATTTTCTCAATCGCCTTGTCCGCTTGGAACGCGCCGGCCGCTTTGCCAGCGACAAACGCGGCACGGTTGGCGACATCGGCCGGCGTCGGCAGCAAGATCGCCTTGCGCATTTCGTCGAGTTTGGCGCGGTCGAGCAACACAAGATCGCCTTCAACCATTTCAATTGTGCGTTCCGCTGGCGCTGGCAACGGTGGAACCGCGCCGCAATACGGGCAACACGTATAAAACCGCTCATATGGACGGCTACAGGCGCGGCAAGCTGTCAATGGTACGTCTTCCGGGTCGCGCTCGCGTTTCGCGCGTTTGTCTTGTCGGTCGAGTGTCCAATGATGCGGCTTGTCGGGGAAACCGTGTCGTTTCCAGTTGCTGACATGATCGACGATAAGACCAAATTCCTTACCGGGGAGGATGCGAAGCGCACGGCCGAATTGTTGCAAATAGACGGCAAGCGATGCGGTTGGCCGCGCCATAATCACGATTTCACACGCGGGAACGTCAAAGCCTTCGCCAAACAAATCAACGTTGACAAGCGCCCATATTCGGCCGTCCTTGAAGCGTTGAACCATGTCATCACGAACGGTTGACGGAGTTTTCGCGGATACCGCAGCGGCCGGAATGCCGAACGCATTAAAGCGGTTTGCAATGTCGGTTGCGTCCTTAACGTCGATTGCAAAGCAAATTGCGCGTTTACCGAATGCACGTTTTATGTATTCTGTAACGACATCGCCAACAAGCCTTGACTTGTCAGATGCGGCGCGCATTTTCTTCGGCGAGAAATCGCCGCTCTCGGAAACGTCTTCCTCGTCAATCTCAAAATCAGTTTCAGGAATGGCTATTTCATAATCGGACAGCGCGCCCATGTCGATCAATGTGCGCTGATCCGGTCCGAGCACCATTGCATGAAATACGCCGTCATGATGCGCGCCAAGCCCTTTGCGGTCGCCACGTCGAGGCGATGCGGTAACGCCCAAACCTAGAGCGTTCGGGAACATTTCGACGCCTGTTCCCCATTTATTTTCGCGCAAAACGTGATGCGCTTCGTCAATCGTCCAATAATCTTGTTGTTTCGCCCAATCTGCCAAATCATCTTTGCGCGAAATGAGCGTGTCAATGCCGGCAACGCTTGCGTTGGCAGTCGGGTTGACAAATGAATATCCGTTGAAAGCCGCGCGATGCTTGCTTATGATCGCTGCAACAGTTTGTTTCGGCCCGATAATACGATGTTTGATGCCGCGTTCGGCAATATGCATGGACAACTGCGAAACAAGTTCATTGCGATGCGCGATAATCGCTTGCTTGGCACCTAACAAGTTTTTCTTATATGCGATGCGTGAGACAATGACAGATTTACCGCCGCCAGTCGGCAAGACAGCAAGCATATTGCTTTTGCCGTTTTGCCATCCTGCTTCAATTTCTGCTTCCATTTGCGATTGATATATGTCGCGCGGATCGGTCATTTTACAGCAATCACCAGAATTAGCCAATAATCATCAATGGGAGCAACAATTTTCGATTGTATCCAAGCCGGATTATAGACGATTTCACCGCCCTTGCAAACAACGCAATGCGGCTCACCTTCCGCAGTCTTGCCGAAAAGCATATAATGCGCATTCGGATTATTTTGATCCTGCCCGACAAGTATATCAATTAACAAGCTGTTGCCGTTGTATGCAACATAGAAAGGCGCAAGCCCGCCCTCTTTGCCGCTTAACCATTCAGACAGGCGAGCATGCCCGGCTTCCGCATCGCCATCGTGGAAGAAATGCGGAACATCTTCGGCCGGCAATTCGAGAATGGAGGCAACACACGCGCGAACGCAATCGCCGTGTGTTCCTTTTTCTTCGTCTGTCGCAACAAGACAATGCACGGGTTTCATCGCATTGCCTCACCTAGCCAACGCTGCAAACGCTGTTCGCAATCTGCATCGAACAGGTTGAACACCGGAATGTTCTTCGACGCGGCAACACGCAAAGCTTGCCCGGTTCCGCCCGTTGCCTTACCGTCTTTCGTCCAGCATAACACGAAATCAACCGGGCCATTCAAATATGGTCCGAGAATAACCGCCGAATTACGCCCATGTAAAAGTTTTGCATATGGCGAACATTTTTCCCATGCGGGATGGAACAACGCGGCATGCTCAAGCCAATGCGGATTGCGTTTCGCGTCGTCTGCCGTGTATATTTCCTTGCGCGCAAGCTCGCCCATTAACGCACTGTCGCGCCCTAGTTCAAACGCGCTATCAGCGCCGATTGCTCGACCACTCCGAAGCGTAAAGCCGTGCTTCGCGAACTGCCATCCGTATTGCTGCATCCGAGCGCAAACAGCGCCCGGCGTTTCTCGCGATCCGATGCCGGCATAATACATCGTCAAATCCTCCAAATGTATGCAACCCATTCCGCATATGATGCATGTTGGCGAAAAAACCGTTTCCGATCCTCTCGCCAATGGCCGAACGCGAGATACATGCAAACAAGCATATTGAAGCAGCGCGCAAGCTCATACGCAACCCACGCGACGATGAAAGCATAGAAAATGATCATTTCAGCCATCCGGGCAATGTTGCGCCGTCACATTGGACGGTTTTGCCTTCATCGGTATGAACAAGCGGCATGAACAAGCCGAGCCATTTTTCATCAATGTGATCGCGAATAATGACAGGCTTGCTGCAATCGATAAATTGAGGAAAGACAACTTTCCCGGACGGTGCGGAACTGCTTAGCGCAGCAATGTTGTTTTCTCCCCAAAACATGCCGCCGACAGATGCAGCGGCGGGAGCATCGGGAAGCCAATTGCGCCAGCGTTCCCATTCGGGCGATACATCAGGCAAGCTTACATTGCCGGGATAGCTGAAACCGAAGCTTGTTTTTGCGCTGGCGAATTGCAACATTGAATTGACGACAATTTCAAGATTGCCGTTGAATTGCGTTTCTGCTTCACATTGCGTGAGCAAGACCGGATCGAACAAGAGCAAAACCGATCCATCTTCGTTCGCATCCGGCAAACGTTCGATTGCTGCAATATATCGGTTTGTAGCAATTGCTACGGTAATCCCGTTCTTGCGCTCGATATAGATTGACTTAAAATCGTCCGGTGCAATTGCTGCAATTTTGCTCAATCGCACGTATGTTTCACACGGAAGCTTGATTTCCATACCGGCAACCCCTGTTAATTTTTTGACCACGTTGTTAAATTATGATTGACACACATTGTCAAGACGGCTTAGGGTCAAATCCCAAATTAGCACTAGATGGAGTAACGTACATGAAATTCGATCTTGTAATTAAGGACGCCTCCGGTGAGGAACTTGCCCAAGTGTTCGCTGCGCTTGGCGCTGTGAGCCGGGCGGCGTCCGCGTCGATGTCAACCGCCGTCATTCCGCCCATGCCCGCCACGGCCGGCGATGATGGCGACGAAAGCAGCGATACGCCTGCCGTTGTCGGTGCGCTCGACGGCGACGGCCTGCCGCATGATAACCGCATTCATAGCGAGCCGGCAAAGATCACCACAAAAGGCGTCTGGCGCAAAAAGCGTGGCGTGACCGATCAGCTTGTTTCGCAGGTTGAAGCGGAATTGCGAGCGCGCGTGCAACAGCCGGCGACAACCGTTGCGCCGGTCCAGCCGGTCATGCAGCAGCCGCAGGTTCCGCAGGCCATGCCAGCACCTGTCGCGGCGGTCCAGCCTGTTTACACACCGCAGCCGTTGCCGCCCGCACCTGTCGCGCCGACATATGTGCCGCAACCGCAGGTTCCGCAGATGCCGCAGGCCATGCCGGCACCGCCGCCGCCGATGCCGATGCCGCCCGCTGGCATTGACTTTCAGGGCTTCATGCAGGGCCTAACGGCAGGGATGCAGCGTCGGGATGCCAACGGCAATCCGTTTATCGATGGCGCATATCTCGCAACAGTCGTCCAGACACTTAGCACCGCGTTTGGCAGGCAGTTGTCGGCGATCACCGATATCCAGAATGACCCGCAGATGATCGAATACGCTGTTAAGGTCATCGCCGCCGATGGTCGTTGGCAGTAACTAGACAACCGGAAAGCCTGCAATGCTCACCATAACCGCCGACGAATTGCCGCGTTTCATGCAATGCAATGGTTCATCGAAGATGATGGATCAGCGCCCGCCACACGTTGATGACAGCACGGCACGCGACGAAGGAACGGCGGCACATTGGCTCGCATTGCAGGTTTATCGGGGAACAAGCACGTTTGAAGAACTTGCAGACCGTAAAGCACCGAATGGCGTATTCATCACGCCCGAAATGGTCGAACATATCGAATGGTATTTGTCGCAATTGCCGGCACCCGGTGGAAGCATGGAAGTTGACGCCAGTTACACCGGGCAAACATGGTGTGTTAACGGTCGGGCGGACCATATCGCATATTTTGCCGATGCCGGAACTTTACGCGTTGGCGATTTCAAGTTCGGATGGCGCATCGCGGAACCCGAACGCAATTGGACGCTGATCTCTCACGCCATCGGGTATTGCATCGCAAAGCAAATTGCGCCGCGTGAAATCGTGTTGACGATCTATCAGCCGCGCCCGCATCATCGCGACGGCAAAGCCCGCGAATGGCGCATTTCCTATGACGAGTTGATGACGCATTATCACACGCTCGCGAATGCGCTTGGCGCTCCCGCCGACAAGTTGAACACGGGTCCGCATTGCGCGAAATGCCCGGCGATCACGCATTGCCCGGCTGCAATCGCGGCAATGTATAACGCTATCGACGCGTCCGAAGCGCTTCACACGGAAGAAATGGACGACGCCACACTTGCGCACGATCTTGATTTGATTTCTCGCGCTCAAATGCTTTTGAAAAATCGCAATGAAGCGCTTGAAGAACTTGCCAAACATCGGCTGCGCAACGGCAAAGTGATTGCGAACTACGGTATCGAGACGCAGCTAACCAATCGTGTTTGGCGTAACGGCGTCACCGCTGACATGGTGATGATGATGACCGGCAAAGACGTGTCGAAAAAAGACATGATCACGCCAGCGCAAGCCGAACGACTTGGCATAAGCAAAGAAACGATGAATGCGTTTGCCGAGCGTCGAGAAACCGGCGTGAAACTTGTGCGTGTTGACGCGAACAAAAAAGCGCAAAGAATTTTCGGAGGTAAATGACATGGGAACAATTCTAAGCGAAGTTGCCGAAATTGAAAATATTCGGTGGAAGCTTCCGAAGAAAGGCGCTGTGCTTGATGCGAAACGCATTTTGTTCATTTCCGAAACATCGGCAATTATCGAGCTTTCGGACGGCTCGTTTACCGTTGCCGGGCAACGTCATTCGGTTAATGGCAAATGGGCTGTTATGAACTACGGGCTTGATGATTTCACGCAAGCTGTGCTATACGGAATGGTTCGCATCGGCGTTTTGAAAAAGGAAGGGGTTAAGGCGCATATCGCAAGCGCGACAACGCGCCATGAAGCGAGAGAACGTAAATACAACATCAATAGTCTGCGCAGAATATGCGAAGAACTTAAAATTCCGATGCCGGAAATCACGGAATAAACACACATAACAAAGGGAAAATGAGATATGCCGACAGAATGGAAAACACGCGTGGGACGCGTCGTTTGGGGACACCCGAGCAAGATGCAGGATCGCAAAGACCCGCGCACGAAACAGACCGTTTTGAAGGATGGCAAGCCCGTCCAGCAAGCGGCTTTCGGTGTTGCGTTCCCGAAAGGCGAATTTCAACAGGACAGTTGGCCGCATATGGCCGCCGAAGCCGCGACAGGATACCCGCAAGGCGTCCCGCCGCGCTTTAGCTGGAAATACGTTGACGGCGACGGCGTTGACAGCAACGGGCAACCCTACAATTTGCGCGAAGGCTACGCGGGTTGTTATGTGTTGACAATCTCGAATGGCTTCGCGCCTCCGATTTACAAGCGCAATCCGCAAACCGGCATGTATGATCAGCTTCCGCCCGAAGGGATCAAGACCGGCGATTATGTCGTGGTTGGCATTTCGTCCAAGGTGAACGTCGCCACCGGGACGGACACGCCGTCGCTTTATATCAACCCGGTTGCCGTCGAGCTTGTCGGCTATGGTAGCGAAATCCAGTCGCGCAATGCGGTCGATCCGAACCAGTATTTCGGCGGACAGCAGTACCAGTTGCCGCCCGGTGCCAGCTTGCAGCCAACAGCGCCGACAGGCGGCGGCAATATGCCCGGAATGCCTGCACCGACGCCCGGCATGATGCAGCCGGGAATGCAGCCGGGAATGCAGCCGGGAATGCAGCCGGGAATGCAGCCGGGAATGCAGCCGGGAATGCAG